CAACGACATACAAACACAATACATAGTATATAATTACAGGAGGATGATACAATATATGCGCTCCCCGGCCAATAGCCGGGGAAATTTTTTATTGTTGGTTGAGCCACTCCTGAAATTTTCTGATACATACAGAGGGATTACTGAAGCTTCCGTCCTGAGTGCATCCTAACCATTTCTGCATAGCTTTGATTGTACCTGGTCCGATATACCCGTCTGCTGCTACTCCCACTTTATTTTGAATAGCTTTGATTAGAGCTGATCCACCTTTTTTAGTGCTTTCCCACTGGAAGCTTCCGACTACACCGGTGCAAATACCTTTATAGCAGGATAACTGGTTTGAAACAATTCCGTCCGATCCGGTTCCAAATACTGCCTGAGCCTTCTTAGTTGTTGCTGTTCCCCACAGGCCGTCTACCGTAATTTTCCCAGAAGAACTTGCTGGCTTATTCTGGCTTCCTGTAAGATCACCCTTACCTCTAATGTCTCCCTTATTACACCAAGCAAATCCATCTCCTAAAAGGAATGGATTATGTGTACCGGGAAGGATTTTAGTAATCTGTTTATAAACCCAATTCTTTGGTGCAATGGCTTTTGAGATGGGGTCTGTGCTGGAAGCGTAGTATGTAGATACAGTAACCCAATCTCCAACAGAATATCCATCAAGGGACTGAGTTATATCCTGTGAATTATCTGCATTTCCGGATCCTACACTGTCCGCTGTACCTCCGGACAGGATTTTATTTACCTGCTCAGCGATCCAGGGGAATTTACTTTCCAGATATGCTCCCGGACAGTCTGTTGCGGCGAACCATTTGTGCATTGTCAGATTACCATTTGTGTCCCCAGTGTAATTCAAACGTGCAATACCATTTCTTCGACAGATATCTGCACACAGTTCAACCAACTTATTCATGGCCTTTTCGGAGCAGCCCCAACCTGGTGCCCCAGCATTGTCGGCTACTTCTATGGTCACAGCCCGGTGATCATTGGCGCCGCTAGAGCTACACCAAGAACGGTCCTTTTCTTCTACATACATACCCACTCTTCCTTCGCTGTCGATTCCATAATTACTGCTGGCCTGTCTGGAAGATGGTGCAAACACATTACCGCAGGATTCTACGCTAAGGTTTCCGGCCATGTGATGGATAGTAATCCTGTCGATCTTCTGGTTTCTTGGGCTTGTCCTGTTTGGTGAAATTCTTGTATAGTTTACTAATGCACTGTTACTCATAATTTTCTCCTTTCTATCAGCCACATATGGCTGTGTCATACCAACAATAAAAGGGCGATATTACTCGCCCTCTGATTCATCAGGTACCTCTGGGATACCCGCAATAGATGTTAAAATACTTACTACTCCGGCCAGGATAGAGGCAGAGATCACATACTTCCAATCTACCTGCCCCATAGCCGCCGCAGTACCGATTCCAGCAATAGCTGCCTGAGCCACTGTTTTCCCGGCTCGGATTGCTGCCTTTTTAATCCATTTCTGCGTATTCACAGATACCTTAAATACACAATTTTTAAACACATTATCCTCTCCCTTACTTTAAAATAAATGTCACGAATGCTCCGGCTGCCGCACCAATTAGCCCAGTTATAAGAGAATCCCAGCGCCTTACTGGTGCCTTCTCCAGGTCACTAACCTTTAACGTAAGCTGAGTAAGATTTTTGTTCATAAATCCCACTTCTTTTGTAAGTCCCACCATTTCCTGGGCAAGCTGGTGTACCACTCTTACGATATCCTCCACCTCATCCATTCGATGTTTTAAAGAACCTATTTCTTTTTTCTGTTCAGCCAGGGCGATCCTGATATCTTCGTCCGACATACTTTTTCCCCTTCACTATAATAATTCTTCTACCTCTTCCTTTAAGGATTCCGGTACCTGATCCAGCTCCAGGCACCCCATCTTGATTCTCATTGCTAAAAACGCTGCCATTATCATTCACCTCCCATTGTGCTTAAAATCATCTCCTGGAGAGCGCCCTCTGTTACATCGGCTCTTCCTTCCAGGGAATCTACTCTCTTTTCCAGTTCTGTCTTCTCACGGATGCCAAAAGTAGCCTCTACCTTTCCACCCACAAGATCAACAGCGCTGAACAACGGAGATTCCAGCTTCATTCCTGTATATTCCCCAGTCACAGAATCATCTGTAGAGAATTTGACAGATTCCAGATTTCCTTCTTTGGTCAGTGCCGCAGCCACCGTACCAAGGGCAGTAAAGTCGTCCACAACTGTCGTTGCAGATCCGATAGCTGCACCTTCTTTGATTGCCAGTTCCGTTTTGTCCGCTAAAATCATTTTATCCATAGCGAAACCTCCTTTGAATTTAATTTTATGCAAAAGTGCATATCAAAAGGCGCCCTTATGGACGCCTTTAAATACACATTTTCACTCTGCTAAACCTCACTTTTACGCCGGAATCAGCCATAATTTACTCAAAATAGGGGTCCAATTCCCGGAAAAATTGCTTCCGGCGCTGCGGATCCGGGAGAGAAAAATATACTTTCGCTGCATTTTCGCAGCGCATAATACTCCAAATCCAGAAAAATCCGGCCGGATCAACTACGAAAGTGAGGTTTAGCAGTGTACGTCTCTATTCTTTTCCTGTATCCTTAAAAGAAAAAGGAGAAAGTAATTATGGATGTACGAGCCAAAATTGTTGATCAGGTTCTAGAATCTCTCCCGGAATTATCTGCAGATATCCGGGAGAGGATTGAAAGAACCTTACTTACCAGCCTGCAAGGATACGAAGTGCAGGAACGCTGCACCGAAGTCGCTGTCCATGACAATACCAACATGGGGCTTGTCCGCAAGTTTATCGCTACCAAAAAACTGGAAGGCAAGTCCGAAAGGACCCTGCGGCGGTACCAGCCGGAGTTAGAAAAACTCGTTTACTTTTTGGATAAGAAGCTATATGAAGTAAGCTCCTATGATCTCCGGCTCTACCTATCGCTCTATAAAGAGCAACGAAAAATCAGTAACCGAACCCTTGAAAATATGCGGAAGACAATCTCCACATTTTTCGGCTGGTTACACGACGAGGGGCTGATTGGTCAAAATCCAGCTCGGGCTGTGAAGCAAATCAAGTATGACAAAATAGTCCGCAAACCATTCTCCTCCGTGGATCGTGAGAAGTTGAAAAATGCCTGCTGCTGTTTGCGTGACCTTGCCCTTACGGAATTCCTTTATGCCTCCGGCCTGCGGGTTTCCGAGATTATCTCCCTGGATCGTACCAGTATAGATTTCATAACTCGGGAGGCAACCGTAATAGGCAAAGGCGGCAAAGAGCGCCGGTTTTACCTCTCAGAGGTCTGTGCTGAATACCTGCGACAGTACCTCAATAGCCGAATAGATGATAACCCTGCTTTGTTCGCAGGTGTCAAAGCTCCCTATCGCCGCCTTACAAAAGAGGGAGTAGAGTACATTGTTAAGGATCTCGGCAAAAAGGCCGGTGTGAGCAATGTCCACCCACATCGTTTCCGCCGGACCCTTGCCACTGATCTGGTCCGCAAGGGTGTCCCGATCCAGGACGTTGCTCAAATCCTGGGCCACTCCGACCTGCGTACCACCCAGGTATATGTAGCTCTCGACCAAAGCACTGTGAAATACCACTATAGTCAAGCCGTTGCGTAAAGGACCGCATAAATTTTAAAAAATCGCCTCTTTGAGGCTTGTTTGCTATGCAATTCTTTATCCAGCAGCCAGGTAAAGGAGTTACTTCAAAAAGCTCCTCTTTAGCATTAATCCCATCAACAGGTTTTAATGATGGGAGCAGCTTCCAAAAAGATTTTTTCTTGCTATCATCAAGCGACCAGAGTGCAAATAGAGCATCGTATTTTTCGATAAATGATCAAAATCGAAGCCAATGGAAAGAAATTCCAACAACATTGCCATCTGAAGGAACAATACTTGGATATCGAGAAGTATTTTATATGGATGATTCTCCGCATGCAATGGTTAAAGTTACGGAGCTATTTCCCATTACTGGAAGACAACATTTTGCATTCTACAACATAAATGTATGGAGTTCATGGACCTCAATAGCTCCTTCATAACTCCTCTTTGGCTAAAAGTAATATGGATGTTATATGGGTCAATCAGGATGGTGCATACATATTTTCGCTTCCGCCAGGGAAAATGGCTATCGTAATGACATACCACGGGATATATCCACATTATCATTCTAGTTTGTCTGGCATAATACAAGCAAATCAGCTTGGCGGGGATGTCCAAAATGAAAATGTAATAACAAGCGTAAATAACGAGCAAAGCACGGTATCTGTTTATGCTAAAGATGATGAGGCAACGCAAGCGGTTATCCTTATGCCGAGGCTGTAAGACTAATCCATCCATACCATTCTGAGTCTATGTTTTTGTTTACCAGGACAGTTCCAGAAGCAACATATTTACTCCACCAATCTGGATCCTCGGTACTGACCATAGTGCCAATCAATAATGATCTGTTAGATTGGATATACATACGCATATACATAATTTCACACTGATTGGGATTTATTTGTCCATCTATGTAAAGCTCGCCTTCAGAATATACTCTTGATGTAAATTCTACCCCACCATTCGGAATCCTAGAAAAAATTCCCGATAGTGTTGCTAAAGAGGAGTAGAGAAAAATCAACTCCTCTTTGGCAATTAAGAAGTACATATCAGAATCCCATGCTAACGGATTTGAGTGTACAGCACTTGTGCAAGGAAACGTAGTCATGTTTAAAGTACGTGGATCAGCTGCTACTAATCTTGGTACAAGTGATCAGTATGCCTACTGCGGTACTTTTTCGCAATTAAAGCCATTGATAACTGATAACTCCGATCATATAAAACGTGTGGTGATCACCCATAAGTATATTGGGCAGTTACGTTTTGATGTAGATACCTGTCAGCTACGTATGGGATATACTTTTAATTATAACGGTAATGCTGTAGATATTCCGGAAGGAACTAATTTCTACATGGAGGAAATATTTATACTATGATTCATTACTTAAAGCTTTGCATAAATCCAGTGCAAGAAAATGTAGTCGTTGATATCCCAGTCCACCCAAGCAGTATAACCTGTATCAGAACTTTGATTGAATCCTCCCAGCCGTAGCCCAACATTACCCGATACCTCCTGCATATATGCAGCCAACAATACGCACCCAGAGGGAACGTTAATATATCCGTAAGACTTTCCACCGGCAGGCGAAAATTTTACATTTCCGGCTTGAGTCACAATTTTCCCTGCTAAAGAGGAGTTATGAGATTTTGAATACCCAAACTCTGACCCACTGCTGGGTTTTAAAATTAATAGTGAATTTTCCACCGCCAATACTTGTGTCCTGTAATTCTACGATTTCTCCAAGAGTGGAATATCTGTAGTTATCTGTCCTCATATACAGGAGCAATGCACATGGCGGGTGAACGTCTGTTGAGCCATTAAGCTGTCGAATAAATATAAGATACAGGTTATCAACACTCATACCTGCATCTACAGTTATAGATGTCTCTCCTGAAATAGATGCAACACCTGTACATTGTAAATGTGATAAAGAGGAGTTGAATCCGGCTAAAAAATGGATCTTCCTGTCATATAGGCCAGATGCAGATTTATTCCAAATCCGGCAACAAGTTTTTCAGGAGATGTAAAAGTTACTGCGCCATCGGTCCTGATATTTACCCTAATGTTCTTTCCCGCGTATGAAATATTTGGATAAAAGGTAAGGTCTATATCCGGCCGGAATTCTTCGGGAATGCTGCCGACAGTTGCCATGAAAAATTCAGCTTCAGCAGGTACTTCTTTCGCAAGGTTGCCCGCACACCGAAGATATACGGCCTGCCCACTACGATACATATATCCTTTTGGGTAATAGGAACTATTGGTAAGTGTATAGCTATTCAGGTTAAATTGGTCCTTTAAAGAGGAGTTTATTGTAGTAATATTCTTTTCCGCCGCTACGATCCTGTCTAATAAGGTTTTTCCAAATCGTCCGTCTAATACCGTATTGGCAACTGTAGTGGTACCGTTGTTCACCACCTTGGCAAATGCAGCAATGCCGGATACTCCCAGATCAGCAAACCATTTCGCAATCTTTCCGAAAAGAGTTTTGTTCGCTTCCCCACTGGTAATGTTTGCCCGTGAAGAGGCCTGGCTGAAGGCCTGGACCATATCGCTTGCTGCTCCCCACTTTCCATCTCCCCGTAGATAATCATCGTGATTTCCGGCCGCAGGGGCAGGAACAAGCCCTGCTCCTCCTGCGGCGCTTGCTGTTGCAGCTTTAAAAGCAGCATAAGTAGTATCCTTGTCCGCTCCCCATTCTGCGGTACCATCTTCGGACCACCTCAGGACTTGTCCTGCTGATCCGCCAGAAGGAATATGTTTGTTTCCGGATCCCGTTGGGTGAACGTATTTGTTCGCCCCTACGGCTATTCCGTCCAGTTTCTTCTTATCCTCTGCAGACATACGGCCGTCTTTTTCTGTAGTAGCATTTTTCAGCTTTTCCTCTACGGTCTCCCCATCTGCGCAAAATACAACATCTGATGAAGTATGTACATAGTAGATATTTCCCTGCTCATCCTGTACCTCAACAAATAATTTCTGAGCTGCCATATAAAATCCTCCTTCCTCGGACAGGATTATTCAACAACCTTGAAGAAAAGTTTGACCTGTTTCGCTGTTGCATACTCAGTTCCTACCCGCACATTGTCTCCATCTTTTCCTGCCGGTCCAGTTGCACCGTCCTGGCCGGGATCTCCTTTTTCTCCTTTTTTCGCCCTTAATACCCTGTGCACCCGAAAGGTCTGTAAGGAATGTGAAATCTGACGCACCCTTTACATAAAGCTTTGCATTATCTTCATCTTCTACATCTGACGCAATCAACACAAATTTTCCTTGTGCCACATTGGCTTTATCTGCGTTCATTGCAGATACGGAAGTGTAAGTCTTGTAAACACTGAATCCTTCTCCTGTTTCACCTTTTTCGCCTTTATCACCTTTTGCTCCTTTAATATTTACAGACTTTACCCAAGATCCAGTAGCTTTGGAATAGACATCAAAAGTCGAAGTATCCAAATAAAAGTCTCCGGTCTTTCCTTGACTGCTTGGTGCTCCTGCTCCTGATAGCCAAGTTGCTCCATCTTCACCATCAGTTCCCGGCGCACCATCAGTGCCATCTTTTCCCGGAGTTCCAGTTGCTCCAGTGGCACCTTTGATATTCCCTTTCTTTGACCATGTGCCAGAAGCTTTATTATATATGTCAAAAGTGGATGTATTCAGGAAGAAGTCCCCGTCCTTTCCCTGATCAGTAGGTGCTGCAGTACCGAACAGCCATGTTGCACCATCCTCTCCTGGTGCTCCGTCGGCGCCGTCTTCACCTGGTGTTCCAGTTGCTCCAGTGGCGCCTTTGATACTTCCAACATATGCCCATTTCGCCGTTGTTGCATTTCCGGCAGTCGTACACTTATATACTGCTCCGGTACTGGTATTTAAGTACATATCATTTACCAGTGCAGAAGTCACTCCAGAACCGCTAAATACAGTCCCTTCCGCATTTGTTCCAGTAATGGCTGTCCCAGAAAACCACTGAGACCCTCGGGTGCCTGTAGCTCCCTTAATGTTTCCTTTCTTTGACCATGTACCAGAAGCTTTATTATATACATCAAATGTAGATGTATTCAGGTAAAAATCTCCATCTTTTCCCTGACTTGAAGGAGCAGAAGTTCCAAACAGCCAGGTTGCTCCGTCTGTTCCATCCTGACCATTGGATCCAGTCTGGCCTGTGGCGCCTTTAATGTTTCCAATCTTATTCCAGGTACCTGACTCTTTTTTATAAATATCATAGTTGCTGGTATTGAGATAGAAGTCTCCGTCTTTTCCCTGGCCTGAGGGAGCCGCTGATCCAGAGAGCCATGTAGCTCCATCTGAGCCTGCCGGGCCTGCACCGCCCTGATTTACTTCTGCCTGCCAGGTTGATCCATCCCAGAAGTGATATTTTTTCTGTTCTTCAACATATACTTTTAATCCGGCATACTTCTGTATGTCCGGGATAGTTGCCAGATCTGAATACTTTGCAACTACCTCTCTTGCGTCTAACGGTCTCTGTGCCGCTAAGTCAAAACCGGCTGCAACCGGGATGTTTGAACCAAAATATTTCTGTGCCATAATCTTTATCCTCCTTTAAATCATACATTGAATGTTACTGCAAATCCGCTCTGTGTTGTCGGTTCACTTACATAAACGGTATAGCTCTGAGCTGTGCCATCTAAGCCGGTGACACTTACAGTTTTCTTTGCAAAAGAGCTGGTAACATCAAATCCATTTGGGTCTACGATCTTGCTTAAAGTCCAACCTGGAGGACAAGCGATACACATACGCTTGTTATCAATCGTGTAGGTATACTTCTGGGTTCCCTTTGTAACTACTTTCTTCTCCAGTGCTTTGATCTGGTCCTGTGTTGGTGACGACGCAGACGCATCTAAAGAACCGATATACAAAGGATATACAAATGTATAGCTCTGTGCGCTGGAGTCCACGGTACCGTCCTTAGCGTCTGTTACTCTTGCTTTGAGCTGGCAGTTGGCATTGATGGGCTGCTCATAGGTATATGTCTCAGTTCCTCCCCCTGCTTTCGGAGCGTCAATGGTACCAATAACCGCAGAGTCCTTCAAAAATTCTACCTTTTTAATATTCTCCGATTTTTTCGTGATATTGGCCGTAAGTACAATCTCCTCCAAGGTCGTACCTTTTTCTCTTACTCCTCCTGCCGGGGAAGCAGAAAAAGAGATGGTCGGTTTTGTATAAGGGTACAAAATATCATCCAACATTTTTTTACACTCACACCGTCAAATGTGCTTCCTGCCGGTATGCCTCCATGGGGTGATACTGTAGGTGTCGGATTACTATAAACTACTGACTCTGCCTCTGTAAGCGGTGTTACGTCTTCAATAACTTCGCCAGTTTCTTCATTCAATAACTGAATCTGCACTTTTTTTAATGCCATAATTTCTTCCTCGCTTTCATTCTTCAATAACTTCCAGACCCATATTTGGTCCTGCTTTAATTCCATCGGCGCTTCCGCCGGATATGGTTTGCTTTCTGGTAACATAAAAATACCAGTGTCCCGCTTTTCTCGCTGACGCTGGTATATTTTCTTCAATGACCACGATTGGTCCTGTATCAATATGTTCTTGTAACTTTTCTGCCAGATTCTCCAGATCCGCTGCCGAAGCATATGCCCCAGTGCCGCCCTGGATCGTAACCGTAGACGCATTGGCCACGCTGGAGAAAGTATCCAGTGTGATCGTTGCTAATTTCATTTCTACTTCCGACGGTAGATAATCCCATTGCCCCTGATATGCTACAGCAAGCGAATATAAAATTTCACCCTCGTCTGGATCTGCAGCATAAAGGCCAATTTCCTTTATGTAATATCCGGATTCCAGTCCTTGGTTTCCTATCACAGTCCTTATTTTAACAGTATCATTGTCAACAACTTCTATACTGCTTAATGCAAAGTCCTGTCTCTTTTCCTTTAATGCTATGGCTTTTGTTAGGTCTTCGGAATCCGTATAGTCTCCTTCTCCTGTTGATATTTTGGTAAATTCCAGGTTTACGCTTCCTGTCTGTACTTTGTTGATGAGTGCAAGACCTTTTTCTGTTATGACCGCCTTTTTAAATCTCGCCACTGCTGCTCACCTCCTCCCATCTATAGAAATCGTCGCTATCGGTTGCATAATACAGGCAGTATAAATCGCCTGGCGCACATAATGCAGGCCTTCGTCCTCTATAATCCAATGAGGCGTCATGGCCTGAATGGATCCAACGTATACCTGCTGTTCGCTTTCCCGCATTACCCATATCCGCCTCAGATGGCTCCTGGTATTTTTCACCTTTTTTATGATCTCATTGAATCGGGCTATCATATCGAATGTAAGCTGGGCAGAGGTTTCTATATCGAATGTTCCCGGAGTATATGGCCCTTCCCGGTAGTCAAACCATTCCGTAACCTTTCCTTCTCCAAAAACCACCTGGATCAATTCTTCTACAGCCGATGGGGTCCCTGCTTTGGAATACCATTTCATGGTACTCTTAACAATCGCTCTTTTTTGCTCTAAAGGCATATCCTGGCTGTAATACATGGTCCTCATTTCTACTGCCAATGCGTCCAGCACATGTTCCGGAAGCAGGTCGATCATAGCCACTGTCCTGGTCTGGCCCGAAAAATAGATGACGTTCTGGACCTGCCTTTTCAAAGCGTAGCTGATACACTGTGTTTCTATGTCTTTAGCCATGCTCACGGGCAGTAGGTTCAGGAGTTCGCCGTCTTCAAGTTTAATCATTTTCAAGCCCTCCATATGTTAGTGTCTTCTGTCCGATCCTGGCCACAGTATCCGGGAGAACTGTCGTAAAGACGGGAGAGCTGATCTCCACTCTCTTTGCACCGGCTTCCACGATTCTCTTTATCAGCTCTGAAGGATTGATATCCCGCCCGATAGTGTAAGTCTGCCACTTAACGTATTCTTCTACTGCCCTCTGTACAGCTTCCTGGATTGAATTAGCCTTTGCCTGGTCGCTCCGGTTGATGTAATAAGTCAGGCTGATATTAAACTGTTGCTGTTCCGGTGCAAGGACAGTTACTTTATCTGTAAGAGGACGGATTTTATTGTCTCGCAGATAATCTTCCAGCCCGCTCATGACGGTTGGAGTCGGGATTTCTCCATTTTCCATCAGGAAGCGAATCTCCACTTCCGCCGGGGCAGGGCTTGTTACTGTAACACTCATAATGCCTTGATTGTATTCTTTTGTGAAATACTCATATGCGTCATCCGGTCCAGCCACACTGTAACTGCTTGGGGCAAGAAATACTCTTTCTGCCAGGCTGTCGTCGTCCTCGATGTCTGCTCCTCCGGATGCGTCCTCTATATTTTCTACGCTTTTAATATAGGGCAACGGATCCACAAGGATATTAAGTTCTCCTACGGAGATGTCGTTTCCGCTGGCCCCATTCGTCTGACAGGTACAGGGGACGTCCGCAGTCAGTTCTCCTGCCGGAATCTCTGCATATTCATCAGTCTGAAAATAAATTTCCCCATTGGTCACTCTTGTTCCCGCTGGAATTGCCGATACTCCCATCATTTCTTCCGAAAGGGTGAACCGGACCGTAGTGACTGCCGGTTTTGCATCCAGCCTGATAATTCCCTTCCCTGCGGCGATATTATCCAGATATTCCCCATAGGAGTATTTCAGAATATCTTGCTTTCCTGCCCGGTCCACGAACAGGAATGCCTGGAATATCGCAATTGAGCAGGCATATAATATAAGTGCTGCCGGATCTGCCCGTCTAAGTGTACATGGTTTCCCGGTCAGCGCTTCATACTTTTGTTCAAAATCTTTCTTCATCTGGCTCTGTATCTCATCCAGCGTGATATTGTCAATAAAACTGACCTCAGGTAAGTTCTCCAGTTCAGAAATCATATACCGTCCCTCCTTTCCACATAAATCGTTGCGGCCATGGAATCAAGAGATGTACTTGGATGCAGCTCTACGCTTGCGATGGTGATCTCAGGAATATATTCTGCCACCTTTTCTTCCAATTCTATGGCGAGGATATTAGCCGCCTCCAATGGCGGCCTTGTCAAAAAATCTCCAGCCAGCCCGAAGTTCCTGCTTCCCGGTATCGTCCCTTCTGTAGATAAAATGAGAGCTTTTAATTCTGCGTCTATACGCTGGATATCCAGCCCTTCCATAGCGCTTGTAACCGTGATCGTGTCAATTTCTCTCATACCCTCCTCCTAATTGTATTCAGAAAATGTCAGGGACACTGTTGCCTTTACCAGTTCTCCGTTGTTCCACACTTCATCCCAGGTTTCGCTGATGTTTTCTATGACCATCTTACCACTTCCAACTTTCTTTCCACCTATATAGAGATATTCTGCTATTCCGGTTTCTACCGCCACTTCAAGGATTTCCAGCATAACCCGTGGGCTTACCCCATGTCCTGCTGAAAGAAGGATGTCCATAGTTACGCCGGATGCCTCCGGCCCCTTAAATTCCCCTTTTGGTTTCTGGTTCAAGATAGAATGGCTCTCCCATCGCCCGGATACGGAGCGTTTCATGTTCTGAAAGGTCAGCATCTTCCTGGCGCTGACTTCAAATTTAATCACAGTTCCCCAGTTTCCGATTGCCATTTACCTTCCTCCCTACACCTTTTCTTCTACAGCCTGCAGCCGCTCTTTTATGCTCTCATCTTCTCTCTCCAATGCAGATAACCTGCTTAAGATATTGCCCAGTGTAGATGCACCTGTTGGATCATGCAGTGTAATGCTTCCGTCTGCATACTGGATATATGCTTCTCCGATTGTTTTTCCAAGTTCTTTTCGGAATACGTTCTCTCCGCTTATTGGCGGGCGATTCCCTTTATTCCAGTAACGTCCCAACACAATCCCAGCCGACTGTCCATTGGACATATGGAGGATAAGCACCTCTTGCCCGATTCCCGGCATTTTATATTCATCTGTCAAGGAAAATACAGGAAAATTATCTGTTGTGGAGTTGTCCAGATCCGGGTATGTTACGCTGATCATTCCATTTTCATAATCAATAGATGAGACTTTTCCCATCCGGATTAGTCTTTCTGCCATGTCTGTCTCCTTTAATCAAATGTTCCTTCATCTACCCATCCATAGACGTTCGAAGAACTATCTATGTGGATCAGGTGCCATGGATGCGCCTTGCCGTTTCCTGTGCAGTCCGGTCCAAGTGTAATCTTTGCTTTGCCAGCCTGTGCCGAGTATCCTTTTGCATTCGCATAAGAAGACACATAGTGTGTTCCACCGTGGAAGTTGACGATATCTCCGACTTTGTAACTTTTTGGTTCCGGTTTCGGCTTTGGTTTTGGTTTCGGTGTATAAGTCAATCGTGTCTGGCACTTGTGAAGTTCCACGTTCTGGGCGGTCCCCGAGCTGGATACTTCCATCGTACTTTTATCCACGAAATACTTTCCATTGGCCTTTCCCATCCCAATAATATCCACACAGATCCCGGCACATATTTGGGGGTTTGGCCATATCTTTCCTGAGATCGTTGTGGCTTTTTCGTTAGACTGGTTTACCTGGGCTGCGGCCATATAGTAGGCAGTATCATAGTTGTCCGCTACTTCTGTGATATTCAGGACCCGGCTCCCGGCAGCGTCTTCTGCCTTTAATCCAAGATAAACGCTGATTTCTTCATTATCCTGGCCGGATTTGTAAGAAATCCTTGCGCCGGTATAGGTTCCCTCAAGGGAATCCGTATAATTCCACTCATCTCCAACAAAAGACCCTCTGGAAATTGTGGCCACTGCCGCATTCTTTTCCTGCTGTGTTTGATCGTAGATCACAATCTTGCTGTTGAATACCTTCATGGAAAGGCCATACTTTTTGCAGACGTCATATAAAAATGCGCTGTCCGTCTTGTCAGACTGTTCCAAGCTGGCAATCATGATAGTCGGGCCGCTGTAAGACAGGGACAGCCCGTATCTTTTTGCAATCTCATCAGCAATATTCTGGATTGTGACGTCCTTCCAGGTCTTCGTGCGTTCCCTGATTTTGAAAGATTCGTTAGCCGGGATCGCCACACCGCCAAGAGACACCTTCAGCGGGCCTCCGGAGAATTTCACTTCATCCAAAATGAAAGTTCCACAATCCAGGTTCAGATGTTCTCCCTCTTTGTTCCAGTCCTGGAATGTGATGCCTCCACCGATCTTGTCTCCTTTCGTTGGATACCATTGATTCAGCCACTTCATATCAATGTTCTGAAGGGTAATATCAATGTTGTCGCTGTTTCCTGAGGCTACATCCTCATAGGAAACGCTTTCCAGGTATCCCTCTAACTTTCCGCTGACATTTTGTCCGTTGAAGGACAGTCTGGGTACTGCTTTCCTTGCATTACTCATCACCATCCTCCTCTACGGATGAATAAGGCACCTCTGTACTTTCCTGCCTCCAGAATACGGTATCTTCCTGATCGTAATCCTCTGGTATCTCAGGAACATTGATCTCGGTCCCTGGTGGGAAAGTAAGGTAATCCAGAAGGGGCATATTGGCTTCTGCCAGAAGCTTCATATATTTTTCGCTCCCGTAAAGTTTGAAGGCGACCAGATCCCAGCAGTCGCCTTGTACCGTGGTATATGTTTTCATCTGGTTCTCCCTCCTTTATGCAAAGGATACCCGTTTGTTTTTCCTCAGGTACTCTTTCATCATCTTTTCAAATTCTTTCTGGCTCATACGGTTCGCCTCCACGATGTCCTCTTTGCTCGGTGCTTCCCCTTCAAAATGATAGGTCGGACTGAACACGAATGTCGGCCCCTGACCGCCTTCCGGCTGTCTTCCCCGATTCCCGGGTGTGCTGCCTGCAAGGGTTCCTACCGTTTCCCCGATCACTGCGCTTCTGGCTGTTACGGTTTCCGGCATCTGGATACTCTGCACCGCCCGTCCAGTATCCATAACAGGTTTTGCCAGAGAAGCAACTGCCGCAGTCTGGACCATGCCGCTGTTCTTCTGCATACCGACAGCCAGACCCTCATCCAGGTATTGTCCGGATTTCATCATCAGCCGTGATGGGGAATGGATCTGCAGTGCAGAATTAACTGCCGCCGCCGCCTGAGAAGCAATGCTTCTCGCTGTGGCGATCACAGACGCACCTCTTGCGGAGATACCGGCCTGAAGACCGGCCATCATGTTTACGCCTGCTGAGTACAGATTGATGCTTGTAAATGCTGCTGTAATGCCGCTTGCGGTAGACCTGGCAATCGCTACGATCTGGGCACCGCCTGACTGGAATACCGCCACCATTGTGGTAATCCCACTGGTCGTAACGGATACGATCACCGCCATACCGGAGGTCATTGCCGCCTGAGACTGCATCATCCCCATCTGCACATTCATGCTGACCTGCATCATCCCGGCTGTCATACTGGCCACTACCAGTGTCATTCCTGCACTGACTGCCATTCCCATCTGGGAGATACCGGCGGATATCGCCGCTGTCCCGGCAAAGGCTGTTACAAGTCCCATAACCGCCGTCCTGGCTGCTGATATGGATGCCGATATAGACATGAACGTCTGATTCGCCTGGAGCAATGCCTGGGCAAGCATCATCATATTTGCCGCTGTCTGCATAGTCGGCGCTGCCATGGTCGTCATGGCTGTTGCTGCTGGAGTGATTCCGGTGGCCATGCTGGTAAAGGACGTGCTCAGCATGGCCGCTGTTGTATTCATCCCTGTGGCTGTCGTTTTGAATAAGGTCATAGCCATATTCATCATTGTGATAGCCATAGTGGCCATAGTAACCATAGAGGTCATCATCGTGATAGAAGTCACGATCATAGTCAACGCTGCCGCCAGGGCTGTGGCTGGGGCTGCGGCTGCTACTGCCGCTGCTGCAAATGGAACTAAGGCCGCTGTGGGTGCCGCCAGAGACGCTGCCAGCTTTGCCATACTTGTGATCATTCCTTTTGAAGAACTTTTCAGGGATTTCATGCTGGCCGCCGCTGTTTCTCCCATAGCGGCCATTGTAGCAATAGCCGCCCCGATAGCCGTCATCTCAACTGCCAGTGGTGCAAATGCCACATCTGCCGCAAGAGCCGCTACTGAAAGTGCCAGCAGACCCGCTGCCGCAACTAACGCCCCTGCTCCAGCAACTGCTGTCCCTGCCCCGAAGACGATCATCGCTGCACCCAGTGCCAGGATTGCAGTTGCCCCAGCTGTGCCGAAGGCTGCAAGCTGTGGAAGAACGCCTGCGATAGTGGTCAATGCCGCCGCTCCGACAAGAGCCGCTGCGTTTACCACAAGGAAAGCTGCACCGACTACGGCAAGAGCTGCCCCAAACGCTGCCAGGGCTGCTGCCCCGGCAAGGAGAAGTGGCGCCAGTAACCCTGCCACCGCTCCGAATGCAAGTATCCCGGCTGCCAGGGCTGCCATGGCGATCTGTGCGGTTGGTCCCGCCGCCGCAAGCTGTATGGCTGCCTGTACCATGATCAGCATACCTGTTGCTGACATGATCAGCGCAGCTCCCATGGCCAGTAATCCTGCGGATGCCGCCGTCAATGCCGGGCCAAGAAGCGCTGCCACTGCCATGAAAGCAATCAGTCCCGCCCCCATGGCCGCCAATGTAATGGTTGCTCCAGTCCCTGCTGAGGATATCTGTATCGCCGCTGCTGTCAGGATCGCCATTCCCATGGCAGCCATCATGATCGCTCCTCCAAATGCCAGAAGACCCGATGTTGCGGTTGCAAGCCGGGGACCCATTGCCCCTGCAACTGCTAAAAGGCCGATCATTCCAGCTTCCATGATGGTCAGACCGACAAGCGCCAGCGGACCAGCTGCTGCTAACTGTGTGGCTGCCAACGCCATCATAGACATTCCTGCAGACGCCATCAGCACTGCCCCTCCAAATGCCAGGAGCCCCTGGGTACTTGCCTGCAGCTGTGGGCCAACTGAAGATGTGAGCTGCATAAGCCCTGCAATTCCGAAAGCCATTGTTGCCATTCCTAGCTGTGCTGCTGGTCCAGCTTCTGCTATCCGGGTCGCTGCGTCTGCCAAAAGCCACAGTCCGGCTGCTGCCATTCCGAACCCGACTCCGGCTCCTAAGATATTTTTAGAGGTTGCTGACATGGCATTGTCTGCTGCGCTTAGTCCCTTAGAAACCAAAGGAGCGGCTTTCCCTGCCCCTTTAATGGCAGTTACAAACCCCTGAACAGACTTGACCATTCCGGATATTTTTTTGAAAGCCAAAAACCCAGCCGCTACTGCCGGGATCAAAGCCAGTATTTTTTCAAATGGGGCTACACTCTCATCGCCCAGGAAGTCCACATAGCTTACCAGCGCCTCCTTTGCGGCATTCATCAGGTACGCAACTGCTTCCTTGGCCGCTGTTCCAAGCTCTGGTGCATGTTCTATGATCCCCCTTGCCATGGCCACAACGAATTCAGCACCGATCACCATGAGCTGGGGTGTGATCTGGATCAGGCCATCTGCTGCCGCCACGGCGGTACGTGCCAGCCCGTCCGTGATCTGCCCTTTATTTTGTTCAATTCCTTCAACAAAGGATTCTATCAGGCTCACTGCTGCGTCAATCATGTCCGGTGCGGCGTCTGCGATCCCTGCCGTTCCGTTTGCAATCTCCGTTCCGAGCTGTGATACTAATCCGGAAAGCCCTCCGCTTTCAAATGCTTCTGACAGGTTATCCAGCATATCTCCAGCGGCGTCAACCACATCTCCCAACGGAGTATTCACGCTCTCGTAGAAGGCGATACCCAGATCGTTTGCCCTGTTCTTCAGCATGGCCAGCCTGCTTCCCATAGTCTGGTATCTCTGGTTGGCTTCATTGGTCAGCGCTACGTTCTCGTCCCATGCGGCGGTTCCCATTTCCAGGGCCTCCGTGAATGTGTCCGAAGCGCCTGCCGCTCTCAGAAGCATATCCCGCATACGGATCTCTGTAATCCCCATTTCATCCAGGACGGCGATAGCGCTTTTCCCTTTAGCTTCGCTTTCCGACAGTCCTTTGATAAAACTCGCCATGGCTCCTGCGGCATCTGTCTGAAATGCCTGCTTAAATTCCGAAGCGCTCATCCCGGCCACGTTTGCAAACTGCTGTAGAGATTCACTTCCTGTCTCCACTGCAAGCTGCATATTGGAGAGCAGGGTACTGAAGGCAGAGCCTCCGGCTTCTGCTTCGATGCCTACAGAGCTTAAGGCAGCGGAAAAGGACATGATCTGCGCTTCCGTCATGCCCACCTGTGATCCGGCTCCGGCAATCCGCAGTCCCATCTCCGTGATCTCGCTCTCTGTGGTGGCGAAATTATTTCCAAGGGCTACGATAGTGGAGCCCAGTTTCTGGAAACTGTCCTGTGGCATTCCCGTAATATTGGCCAGCCTTGCCAGTGCTGTGGCCGCTTCATCCGCACTCAGGTTCGTGGAATCTCCCAGCATGACCATAGTTCTCGTGAAACCTAAGATATTTTCGTTCTGAATCCCCAGCTGCCCGGCTGCTTCTGCCACTGCTGCAATCTCTGTGGCTGCTGTAGGCATCTCTTTGGCCATGTCCCGGATCCCCTGACTCATAACCTGAAGTTCCGCCTCTGTGGCGTCCACTGTCTTCCTTACACCTGCAAATGCTTGCTCGTACTGGATCCCGGCATTTACTCCAGCGGCAGCAAGAGTTCCAAGGGCTGCTGCACTTGCCCCCAGAGCAGTTGCTCCAATTCTTCCTACCTTTGAAAGACTATTAAGCCCCGACTGTGCGCCTTTAAGCGCTGAGTTGAAGGAGCCTGCAAGTTCCCCAGCTATCTTAATTGCTACTTTATAATCACTCATGGTGTTTCTTGCCCGCCTCCTTCTGGATCTCCTTTAAATCTTCGCAAAGATCTATGATGTCAAATAACGACAGGCCTAGAAAATAATCCAGGCCTGTCGTTAGATTTTGGGAAAGCAGGATACATACTTTCCGCAGTTCTTTTGTATCACTCAGTCTTATCCCTCTCCGAAGAAAAAACTGGTCACTTTATTCTTTACTTTGATAGCATCCCTGGGCTTCAATGACTTGAAGAACTCAATCGGATGCCCTGTTGCGCTCGCCGCAATGATCAGTGTGTAGTGCAGGTCGTTTTCCGGAAGAACGGACACTGTTCCGGAAGAAGCAAGCACTTTATTGGCTTTTATCATGTCATCTGCCGTTACATTTTCCAGGCCAGAAAAATCCAATTCCTGGATTTTCTCGCCCTCAAAGTCATATGTTTTTGACAGCTTTATAATATTTTCTTCCGCTTCCTGGGTTGCTCTTTTAGTTTCTATAACTTCCATGGCATTTCCTCCTTAGATCTGAGAACGGATTTTTGCTAACATATCTTTTCCGTTCAGAATGAATTTGAAATTTAACTTGTCCAGTTCCAGCGTGGTCGTATTGTTGATCATCACTTTTATGTAGAGAATCTCCAGCTCAATCTCTGCTTCGCCTTTCTTTCCCTTCACAACCTTGCCAAGGGTAGTGGTGGAGGCTTTCCCCCGTACCACAATCTTTACTGGGTAGTATCCGGTTGCCCCTGTGGCCGGATCCATGCACTGCATAGACGCCCGTAAGGTCAGCTGCGGTGGGTTCGTTGTGTCCATCAGGCTGAACAGATCTTCGTAAAGCACCGCAAACGGAATCTTAATCTTCATACTGGAGAACTGCCCTGTTACCGGGTCTTCGATCTCTCCAAGGACGCCTGCGCCCTCGATAGTGTCGTTCAGTGCTTCCAGTTCCGGGAGTTCAATCTCGCCGGAGATTCCGATCAGTTTTTTTGCTTTGTCATTGTAGACATTGTAATGGTTTAATACCTCAGGAATTACAATACTCATTCTTACTCACCTCCTGTTAATGTACTTGCAAGCAATTCTGTGTCGTAGGACAGAACATTATTAATCTCCTGTGCCGGGGTATATGGTGCAATACTCTGCCGGAAAGTCATCTTTCCCGCCAGGATATCTGCATCCGGATTGTCGCTCTTCAAATACTGAATGGTTGCGCCTGCCCATTTATCTGGTGCATATGCAGCACAGCGGATATTTTCCGAATCCACCACGCTCTCAATCAGGATCTGGTTCATAGGATCGTCCACCTTGTCGAAGTAGGACAAGATGAAATTATTCCCCTGCCAGTTAAACATACGGCGCACTGGGAACCAGATATCTTTTGGATCCTGGCTGGACGGATAGGCCCCGGTGTAGTTCCCCCAGAGTTTCCAGCCGTTCATATTCATGGCAGTCGCCACGCCATAGCTATTTACCACGTTTGCCTGATCCTGATCCAGATTGACCTCTGTCCCATCCGCAAGGCAGGTGCCTGTTACGCCCAGCAATTTGTTAGATGGGGAAATGCTCGGCACATCGTCATTATTTGCGTCCGTATATGCGATCAAGGCAGCCGCTACAGCGCTTCCTGCAAAGATATAGTCCCCTACCCTGAAGGAAAGCCACAATGGATAACAAAATTCTGATGTGAATCCGCTGTTTTCCTTAACTTCTTTTACGTCCGTATATTTAGTAGCCGTGGCAGTATCCAGATCAATGATTGCCATTGCTTTAAATACTCCGTTGATGTTCGCCGCCTTGGCCGCAAGTGCAATACCGACTTCCGGCTCCTGGGACCAACCAGGCGCAAGTAGTAATCCCGGAACTACTCCCAGCTTCGGATAGACTTGTCGGATCAATTCCATTCCTGTTTCCTTGCCATTTTCTATGTTATAGCTTCCAATGATGTCAGTTTTTGTCACTTTGCTCGGATCTACAACCTTTCCGGAAACAGTCAGTGTTTGAGCGCCCTGTCCTTTTCCGCCGCTGATCAGGTTGATCAGAAGCGATCCGTCTGCGTCAAATTCTGTGGTGTAGTCCGTTCCTGCAGCAAGCGTCTGATCCCCGTTCTGCAGGGTCAGCATAGACGGGATAACGCCTTTTTCTTCTATCCTTGCCTGTAGCAATTCTACTTCTACGCTATCTGTAGTCATTGCTTTATTGTGTTTTGACGGATCAAGCACATTGATATAAACAACCGGGGAAACCTGAAAAAGGTTGTTGGTTGCATACATAGTCTGGCAAAGCGTGAAATTTTCAAAGTCATCCACGTATCCAAGTGCAGCCATCGCTTCTGCCGCTGAGTTTGCCAGAATCGGAACATTCACGACCATCGCCGGGTCTTCGACCATATGGACCGGTGCTGTACCGATGACCACCTGGATAGAAGAATTTCCGGTAATGGGGGCGGTAAGGGCTGTCCCTTCCTCTAAGATATAAACTCCATGTTTCATCTGTTATTTTCCTCCATTCTTGAAATCCAGCGCTCTCACAAATGCGCTGTAGATATATCCTTTTCGCTCACGGATCATCCGACAGGCTGCCGGATACTGCCGCACTGGAATGAACAGGTTCTTAAGTTCCGGAACTTCCTGGAACAGTACCTGCGTTTCTTTTGGTATTTCCGTATAGACTCTGTTCTGTATTCCGATCCCGTTGACTGTGGGGCCGACATACATGACGGGTTCCTTTTTTACGATTTTCTTTGCCTTTGGATTTACTTCCTTGGGTACGGCTGCCTCTTCTTTTTCGTTAGTCATATTCTGGTATCCTCCTTCCTATCTTTGGCACTCTGAATTTTATTTCTACCCCTCCAAAATAAAACGGATAGGTGTCCTCATCTTGAACAGCCCATTCCATGTTCTGTTCCGCCCGGAATTTATGGTTCAGGAGTGGCTCTGCTGCGAACCGGTCCGTGATCCGCTGGATCATGACCATGATGTGTTCATGCCCTGGCACGTCTTTATCATTCTCGCAAACACCCAGGAGAATGTCTGCCGTGACCAGCCACGGGCTGTCATCATCCTCTGTCTTTCCTTCCGAAAGTCGGATGATAAAATATGGGAAGAACTGGGACTCGTCCTCATCATCGGCTGTTACAAGCGGGAGGCGGTATTTGTATCCTTTTACGCCGACCACGCTCTCTCCCGCAGTGTTCTTTGTTACCACATCTTTCAGGATGTTTTTGACCTCTGCAACAAGGTCGTCATAAAGCATTAATGGTGTCATGGTTCCTCCTGCTACAAAATTTTCTTTACCTGCTCCTGGACCTTGTCATGTAAGGTCTTCTCAATGAATGGTTGAAGGTCTCCCTGACCTCCACGTTCTCCCTGATAGATTTTTTCTACCATTTTGGGTACCGAGTTTGAGTGGAGAACCTTTAGCGGATATCTTGCTTTCGTCTCTCTCTGAACAATCAATCCACCGGCAGTTCCGCCTGGCGCTACAAACGCTGCGGCTCCAGCCGAATTTACCAGTCTCTTTAATCCGCTTTTTGTAATGTCTGCCCTCACGCCAGATTTCGGCTTGCTAATCTTGAACTGCTGTATGGTTCTCGGACGCCCCTGGGATTTAATTGTTGCATCCAGGTGCCCCAGGGTTGCCCTCTGTATTTTGATCTCGCCATTGAATGCTCCTGCTTTAATTGTGTAGCCCGCCGATCTCCCGCTCCTGATCTTCCTGTTCGCAACGGTAGCGGTCTGGTTGATTGCATTTCTGAGAACTCTGGTTGCATTTTGGGGAGCATCCCGGAATTTTTTTTGCACATATTTCAGGTCGTTTTTATCAACCTCGATATAAAAACTGCTCATGCTCTATTCGCCTCCAGTGTTATGGAATAGACTCCATCCTCATCTATAGCATCCTCTACCCTAAAAATCCGCTTGTCCAACGTAAGCAGGCTTCCCTGCTTCGGCAGCGGTCCAAAATCCGATGCTGCCACATAGATCAACCTCTGGTTCGTGTAAATCCCGTCCGTGTTCTGGTTGATGCGCTTTTCCCTCTCAATCTGCTCGTTATTGTCGATCAGAACAGGCATCTCGTTCCCGTTGACTATATGGGTGTCTGCAAATTCTTCCAGGTTCAGGAAAATATTATGGACGTCCGCCTTCACAATATCTTTAAATCCCATTACGCCTTTTTCCTCCGTCCAGTGCTTCTGACGGGTGTCTTTGGAACTTTTCCGACCAGGTTCTCATCGGTCTCCCCGTTTGGGGATTCCCCAGCCAATCCTGCCTCCGCTGCCGCAGGCTTCGCCTTTGGCAGCTTCTGGGCATTCGGATCAACCCATGCGGCGGTTCCGGCATCGATCCATGCCTGAACCATCCCGGCATCATCCGCCGGAAGTCTCTGTCCCGGCCAGTACTGCCTGGAACGGTAAAGGATAGGATATACTGCTATCAGTTCCATTTCTGTCACTCCTAACCGATTTTCACGAGGATTTTCTCATCCTCTGCCGCTGCATCCGCTGCGGCAAAGCCCGCCGGAGTGTACGCTGCCGGCTCTTCCTCGCCGTCATTCGCCGCTTCTGTGATTCCTGTTCCATCAAAATATACAGATGTTCCCATCGGGATAGCATTGGTACTTGTTTTTTCAAACTCAAAAACTCCGCTCATGTGGAGGTCGCCCACGGCTCCGGGCAGGATATCCGTTCCGGCGATCCCGATCCGCTCTGCCAGCTTTACTACGGTATTGGCTTTGATGATTGTTTCCGTTGCATTTTTATAGTCGAGAGATTCCCCTCTCTGCCAGTATGATGCTTTGCTCATCTTTGTCTCCTCCTTCCTTATGCCAGGTTAATGGGGTTCTTTACTTCTACGCCGGGGTTCTTGATGGCTCCACGGTAGTCCATGACACTGATGCCCCAGTCGAGGTAAATATCCCACACAAATCCGAGGGTTCCCGGTGTCTCCATCCTGCGGATGTTCGGGATCTCCTGGCCGTTCAGGTAATCCACTTCGATGAAATCCGTATCGTCCTTTGCTCCAAGCAGCCACCACGGCATTACATTTCCGAAACCACCGCAGAGTGCGTTGATGGTCGGGTCTTCTACCACCTGAATGCTGTCCTTATAGCGATACAACGGATTAACAGCCTGGGTGTTGCCCTCAGTGTTGATGGTCGGGGAGAAGAACAGGGTGTACATATCAAACATGTATCCGCTTGGTACGATGATGATCGCCGGACGGATGATGATGGCTTCTCCAAACTGATCTTTCTGGTTCTGCAATGCCAGGATCATTCCCTGTACAGCTTCCTTGGTAATTCCTGTTCCCTTCGCCAGCAAATTCATGTGTGCACTGCTGAACAGGGCCGTTCCGTCATAGATTGCCGGATTACTTACCAGGATCTGATAGCACTGTTTATTGATAGTCTTTCTTGCACTGGCAGCATACTTGGCTGGGATCCTTGTTACCAGGTCGATATCATCGTTGATGAACGCCTGACGGGTCAGGGTAAACTGGCGGCCATAAGTCTTCAGTTTTCTGGTCGGCAGCTTTTCATCTCCGAATACATCATGCTTCAGTTCCCCGCCTTCTGGCACTTCCAGGAATTCTCCTACCGGTCCAGCGATATAGTTGTTATCATGAGTCTTGAAGTCCTTCAGGCTTCCTTTCTTTGTCCACTGATCAAAAGTGACTGCTACGGTCTTGTGGCCTTCCACATATGCTTTATTAATGGCATTGTCGAGGATCGCTGGGAACGCCGCTGTCGGATTGTAGAACTGTCTCTGGAGCATGCCATACAGTTCGTCAGAAGTTCTTCTGTTCAGCCCGGTCTGCCCTTCCGAAGCCAGGCACTCGATTGCCAGGTCACGGAGCGTCATGCCCATCATCTGACGGGCACCCTCTGCCGGGTGATCCAGTATCATTCCGCTCCTCATCACGAGTGCGTCTGCTGCCGCTGCCCGGAACTTATCTTCCTCGCTTTCGATCAGGTTTACGTTTCCCCTTGCCGGGACTGGTGCACCATGCTGACGGATATGTTCCAGCGCCGCTGCCCTTACAGCGTCCACAGTGCTTCCGTCCTGGATGTAGGCGTCTGCCTCCAGCCCGAAATCCCTGCAAATCCCTGTGATATCACGAATCCGCTGCCTTTCCTCTGCAACTGCCCTCTGGGTATCCGCTGCCGGGTCCGTAGGCGTCTGCTGTGCTGATGGCGGTACATTGACCGGGTTTGCGTTTCTCTGCACCTGTTCCTCTGCTTCGATCTCTCCGTTTAAGGTTTCGATCTCCCTCTGCAGGCTGTCAAATTCTGCCTGTTCCTCTGCGGTCAGATCTCTTCCCGCAGTCTTTGCGGCATTGACAATTTCCTGCTGCCGGAACATTTTCTGCTGTCTCTGCTGCTTTTTGTTCATTTCTGATTACCTCCTTGAATAATGTTTTGATTTATCTGAAGTTGCCGTTCATACCAGTCAAGAGTGCGGCCCTGCGTCTCCGGCTCGTTCTCTTCCAGATTTCTTCCGACACCTACCGTAGGATCCGCAGGCACACTCACAATAGATATTTCATAAGGTGTCCACTTCCTTGCGATGTCTGCCGGTCCTGTAAACCTGCCGTCTGCAGACTGTTTATTAGGCATTACTTCCTCCCATGAATCTATCTGATAGCCCACGGACGTTGTTTTTAGTGTTCCGTTTTTGACTTTCTGATAGATAAGGTCTGCATCTTCATCACTGTCGAATTCAACCTCTGCCATTCCACGCATATTTTCAATCCATGCCCGGTTTACTTTTCCTATGACACGGTTTCGGTCATGATTAAAGAGCAGCACCCCGATTTCATTTAACCGTGTAAGGTCTACTGATCCATCTGAATGATCAAGAATTTCTGTTCCCCACCATCTCTCATATGGTTCTTCTGAGGAAAAAGAAAGAATGAACTTTCGTTCATTCCCTTCACCTTCCATTGCCCGTATGGAATTAGCTGCGAGTTCCCTCGTCATCGCTTTCGCCTGTCTCTGATCCGGTCTCTTCTCCTGATTCTTCCCCTTCTTCTCCTGTGGCTGTTCCCTCGCCCTGGTCAGAAAGCTCTGTTTTTTTATCTTCTTCGTCCTCATAGAGTTCTGCTTTCGTCTGGCCAAATATCACACCTCCCAAATCAATTCCTTTTTCCTTAGCGTATTCCAACACTTCCGCCATTTCATCTATATGCTCCTTCCAGTCACGCCCCTGTTCAGCGGCAATCTGTTTGAATGTCTTTTGTCCTGTATTCAGAGCAATCTTATTTGCATTGGCTTCCTTCTGTGGATCAATCCATTTTTTAGGCGCAATGATCCAGGAATGCTCAAAGTATTTGTCTTTATTCTCCCAGAAGTCCGCTGCTTCAATTTCTCCTGCGAGCCAGAGGGATATAATAAAGGTTTCGTAAATCTCATCCATAACCTCCAGAAGAAGTTCTTTTTCTTCTGCATAAGTCATATCGTCCTCAATGATTCCCTGCCTGGTGGACGAATAATTGCTCTTAGACATATCCCGGCTGGTAGCTTCATAGCTGATTCCCTGCCCCGCTGCCACGAGCCGCTGTTGCAGTTCAATGTAGCTTGCAGCGTCCGTGGCCTGCCCGGTGGGATTTACTACCTGTATCTCGTCCCCCGCATTCAGCTCTTTGATCATACCTGGAGCAATGGTTTTTCCTTCATATGCCTGGTGCGGCCCCTGAGGCTGATTTGTCCGCCCGATTCCTTGGGTAGGGATTGTCTTCTTTATGAATACAGAAAGGCAGGCTGCAATCCTCTCTTTTACAGATACCGCCACCATAAATTCATTGGCGTCCCGGATACGAGTAATCGTTGGGCTCATGTCAGAAATCTCCCGCACCTGAGAAGGGCGATGTTTCGTATATAGGAAAATCACGTCCTTTGCGTCCAAGTAAATAGGGTTTAATCCAGATACGCCGTCCAGGCTGTACTGCCGGATCCAGTACCCAACAGGCTTGTTGTATTCGTTCATCTCAATGCCGCCGACCACTTTGTTTCCTTTGTGCTTTGGCGACATCTGGGCATTATCCAGTTCATCCACTTCAAACGTCTGCAGTTTAAAAGGCAGGTAGCCGTCCCTGGTATACCGCTTTACAATCAGGATGCCGCCATCCACCTTTTTCCGTTTCACACACATCCGCATGATCTGCATGAAGGACTGTGTTCCTGTTACATCGCAGTTCCTCTTTTTGCACCACTTTTTCCACGCAGCTTCGATAAGATCATTCATGGCATCGCTGCCTGTCTTTGCCTGTAGGGTGTATCCCCCTCCGATGACGTTCCGGGTGTATGCCCCAATCACGGAGTTCATCATATCTGAATTGCGCTCAAGATCCCTTGCCCTTGCCCGGACATTATCCCTGCTATATCGGTCCGTAAATTCTGCTGATTGGTTCAGGACACGCCAGTTGGCATTCCCCCGGCTGTAATCCCCGGCATCATAATGCCGCTGCTCATCCAGGCATCTCCTCCACGCTTCCCGGCGTGCGCCCCACTCCGGAGAGAAAAAGCCGATGATCCCATCTAACCAGTTCACATCATTCACCTCCCTTCAAAAACAGCGACATATGTATCATCCATAAGCCTGGAGTCTTCCTGTGCCGTCACCTGGGCCATAAGGTCGTTTTTCATGTTATAGAGCAGGTTCAGGTCCGCCCTGGTAAGCTGCCGAGAACCAATTTTATAAGACTGTCCTCCGACAAGAACGGCATAAATTGCTTTATTTACCTCCGTCAACAGCTCTGCTGCTGTAAAATTTCCTGTTTCCATGCTTCCTCCTTATAACCAGTTTCCTTCATTCTGCCGGATCCAACTTTCCTCCGGCGTGTATGGCTCTTCTTTTTCCTTAGGCTTTTCCTCTATCTCAGTCAGGTATAGTGACCGTACACCCATCAGGTCCGCTGCCGCCATGGCGTACACCTCGCAGTCAAGATAATGGTTATCGGCATGAGTTGTCTTCTGAACCCATACCTGCTTCACTTTTCCATTGTTTGTCCGGACATTGACCTTATGCTCCGAAGTTACCTGCTCGGCATATTCCCGGTCACATCCGGCATAAACCATCCATGATCCGCTTCCACTTGGTTTTCGCATACGTCCCGCAATCATGTCCTTATATTTTCCGGTATCAATCAAAACCAAATTCATTCCGTATGCCTTGCTTCCTGCTTTATTGATGGTGGACATCTTATAGTGCGAAAGCATGGGGTTTGAGGATCCCTTGCTTGGAAGTGCCCACTCTGAATTCTCCACGCAAAAGTCGTATACTGAATCTGCATTGTATCCGGAGTCGATCAGCGCCAGGGATATAACCATAGGTGATCCGTCTTCTGTCCGGTATTCCAGGTTCATGATCCGCTCCAGCTCCGTGAATGAAAACGCCTGCCCATGAGAGATATTCTGGCTCGTAAGGAAATCTCCCCATGCCCGGATCGTCCAGTATAGACAATTTTCCTGGACATCCACGCCCGCTGTAAGCATTTTTGCCCAGTCTGGCACAACAAATTCTTTTGTCTGCGTCTGATGTTCCAACACCAGATCCGCATTTGTTCGAAGCCTCGTGTCTTCCCATGGTTCTGCCAGCCAGGAGTTTACAAAGTTTTGAAGTTTTTCCGGGTCTTCTTTTGAATCCAAAAATTCCATGGCGATTTCTTTCCATGTCAGAAATCTTGAATACAGGGCATTTAGCCAAAAAGAAACCTTGCGTGGCTTTCCTTCACAGGTTTTCTTTGTGTCTCTCCATTCTCCTCTTCTCAGCATTTTAATCTTGTCTTTATCTGTAATCAGACATCCGCATTCCTGGCATACATATACTGCCTGCTCTGCCCTTTCCTCATTGGACATTCCCTCTTCTGACGGAAATTTTATCTGTTTAAAGGCGAATGTAATGTACTCCCCGCAATGGGGGCAAGGAACGAAATACTGTCTTTGTTCATCAGCTTCCTCATGGATTTGCCATACATAATTTGTCTTTAATGTCGGTGTACTGCAAGTGTAGATCTTCTTGCTGTATGTAAATGTCCTGGTCCTCTCCTTGGCCAGATTATACGGAGACGCCTCTTTTTTCGACGCTCCGTCCATCTTGTCAATCTCATCAAAAAACAGATACTTTATTGCTTTTGAAGCAAGTTTTCCCGGGGATCCGGATCCTCTTAAATAAATCTTCATACCTCGGAATTTCAGGTTTAATTCTTTTGAAGAGTTCGGATAAAAGCGTTCATTGATCTCCGGCGTTTTGGTTAATGACGGTTTCAATCTGTCATTAGAGGTGTCCTTTGCCAGATCATCGCTTGGATATACGATCATAGTCGGAGACGGATTGCTCATTATGATCCATCCCAGCATATTCAGCATTGCTTCTGTTCCACCAACCTGGGTAGGTTTGCAGAAATTAATTTCCTGCACATACGGATCATTGAAAGCATCCATGATTCCAACCAGATAAGGTGTCACATCATTTGACCATCTTCCGGAAAAATTGCTGGATTCATCTAAGATCCTATATTTTTCGGCCCACTGACTTACCGTCAGTTTTTCCGGTGTTTTCAGTGTCCGTCTGATCACGTTCATAAAGAGGGTCCGTGTTCTTTGACGTGAACGCTGTCTCTCACCCGTCGGCAAAATAGATTTCTCCTTTATTCGTTTTCATCCTCATCTTCGTCCTCTACACCTTCTAATAACTGTGATGTCTTGTCTTTGTCGATTTTTAATGGATCATATTCCGAAAGAGCTTCCAGTGTCTGGAACACTTCTTTTTCCAGAATATCAAGAATTATGTTTATATCGTCTTCCCCTACGACTAACGGCGCTACTTTGTGTGGAATTGCTAGAAGCCTGTTTTTAAAGCTCACGAGCATATCTGTCAGGAACTCTTCTACATCATCTGCTTCATGCAATTCCCTTTTCAGCCGTCTGAGCTTCAGAATTGATATTTTTTTCTTGATCTGTTCATGTTCAGCCTGTTCCTTCTCTTTATTGTAGTTTGTACCCTGCTGCACTTCCGCTTCCAGTTTATAATTTATATACTCCGGAACGCATTTCTCCAGGCAATAGTTTTTTGTCTTTTTCCCATCTGCTGTATTCCGTGAAAACAGCCCAAACTCGTTTTTTAGCTGCCGAACTCTCCTGTCCGATATCCCCAGAATTGCGGCAAGCTCTTTTTGATTTACATCCATCCTCGTGCCTCTTTTCTTCTCCCCAAAACAGGAAGGAAGTACCCTTAATTTTTATTTTCTACAGAGGGAAAAGCCGGACCTTCCCCGACCCGCATGAAAAAAATTGCACAAGTAGTACCTAACGTTTTTGTGCAATTTTTCATACAAAAAAGGGACATCCTTTCGGTTGTCCCTTTTGGTCTCTTCCTTGCTTATCATTTTTCTTTTTTTGCTTCTTTTACTTCATTCACAAAAGCATTCATCATCTCTGTCAACTTTCCTGCCTGGCTCACGCCAGCTTCATCGCAAGCTTTTGCAAAAGCTTCGACTGTTTCCTTCTTAAGCTTGTATGACTTCGACATCCATCCTGCCTTTGCTTCATACTTTCTTGTTGCCACGGTCTGTGGCTTCGGGCTTCCTAGCGGCATCTCTTATCCCTCGCTTTCGCAATGAAATAATATACCAATTTAACCACCCCGATAGCAATAAAGAATATCCCTAATTTCCACAGCATTCTTTACACAGATGAGCTTTCATGTTATAGTTTATTCAGAGAAGGGCTTTCGCCCTTCCCCTTTGATGAGCTTAATTAATTAGCTTATCCAGAATCAGTAAGATGATTCCAATGATTAAGTCCGTTATCGCTTGAAGTAGCCAGCTTTTGTAGTCGATATCGGGCTTTTTCTTTTGTTTCTTTTTGCTCACCTGTTATCTCACCTCCTTATGTATATATAATATCATATGGTGTACGATATGTCAACAGATGAGCACTATTTAATTGCTAAAAATTTTTAATAATTATTTCTTTGTATTTTTTGCTATCACTTTTCGTAGCCAGATTATGAGGCCTTTCTACACTGATCACTGTATATCCGTCATATAGATTTCGGATTTCCGGGCACTCATTGTATGAAAGAATCCATTTCCCTTTCACCTCATCCAATGTCTTTTTCAGTCTTGTGTGATCCTCTGGTTGAAATCTATCCGGATAATATTTCTCTGTTTCATAGTAAGGTGGATCCAGGTAGAATAAAGCTCCTGGCCTATCATATGTCCTGATCAGATGCTCGAAGTCCAGGTTTTCAATCACTACTGTGGATAGTCTTTCTGAAGCCAAACTTAAAAAGTCTACTGCCTTTTTCATATTCTTTGGCTTAACCCCAAAAGAATCCAGTCCAGATCCGTAGCTCTCCTTTATTGCTACGAAAAATCGGGCTGCTCTTTGAATGTCCGTCAGCCCTCTTGCGTTTTGTATAAAATCAAAGAAGAGTTCTCTGGACATCAAAATACCATCCAGCTCCTTTTGTAAAGTCTCCGGATGGAATTTCACGCATCTATATAGATTTACTAAATCACTGTTTATGTCATTATATACTTCCATTCCTTTCTTCTCTTTTCCGAATAGAACCCAGCCTGCTCCGCCAAATACTTCTATGTATCTGTCGTAATCTTCAGGGAACTGCTCCAGGATTTTCTTTCTCAGCAGCTTTTTGCCGCCAATCCAACTTATAAAACTATTCATATTCACCACTGCCTTTCTATTTTTTTAGAAAAGCCTTGTCGGGTAAATGGGCCCTCTGGGATTTGAACCCAGGACATACCGGTTATGAGCCGGTTGCTCTAACCAACTGAGCTAAAGATCCAAAAAGGCACTCCGAAATCTCAGAATGCCTTTTATAAACATAAAAAATATTTCTATTTTTTCGCACCAACCCCAAACATATAGCCTACTGCTGATGTAATTGCCGGCAATATCACATTCCAATAATCATGCCCTAATACCATACATATAATCCCTACCAAGGACAGTAATATGCATACTGTAAAAGCTATATTCATAGCCGCATTTTCCTTTTTATTCCCGAAAAATTTCCCCATCCATCCACCATCCTTGTCTTTACTGTTTGCGATACTGTCTATTATTGCTTTTTGGTTAGATTCACTTAAACCTGTGATTATTTCTGGTTTTGCCAATGAAGCCAATGTATCTTCTGGTAAAGGAGTTTTATCTAAAGTATCCTGCATATCAGCACCTACTCTCTATAAATGCTGCATATTCTAATTTTCTGATATAATTATTTGCGGACAATTTTTCAACCCAAAAATGAAGATATACAGATTTACCGCCAACTGTGGCAATGCGTATCGGCTCAACGGTTCCCGCTCCTGCTTCGAAGTTTACGCACCTAATGGAGATGGTATTGCTTTTCTCATCAACTATTTTATCAAAGCTTCTTTCTCCTCCATTTTCTTCGAAACTGAACTTTAATTTGACAGAAAATGCAATTCCTATCTTTAAGACCATGTCAATCCCCGAATTTGAGTCAAACGTAATTACGCTACCTGAATCAATTACTTTATAATTTCCAGAATAAATTTCCATTACCTGGTTCCTCCAATTACATTTTTTTCTATCATATAACAAAACACCCCATATTTCTACAGGGTGTTTCAAAAAAATGTATTGGAGGGTATCTCCTTTCGGAGAATCGGAACACCGGGGATCGAACCCGGCCCTTGTGCCTGAACCATGGAAGCACACGCTCTCATCCAGTGAGCTATATTCCATACAATCCACATGCGCCGTAATGCCGATTGTGTGATGGTTTCCAGGACTTCTGTCCTGCTTTTGATAAGGCAGTAACATAACCATGAAGTAGACTGCCATCTGCCGGCGCAGTACGTTGGCTTAAAAATTTGAGAAGGGGCGGGCGGTCTTTTAGGTACCCGCAATCTTTGCGGCCTACGGGCCACTGCCTTGGCCCGATACAGCAACAGGTCTATGGACCTTGTTGCTGAAATATGGTTACGTCTTATTTATTCAACTTAACCTGATATCATAATATCACGGAATGTCGGTCAATTTGTGGTCCAATTTCAATTCATTTAAAATTGCATAGAATTTTTTTCTTACGCCATAAAAATCTCTCCGACACATCGGGATCTTGCCCTGCTCCTCATCAAATTCTATGAACTCATACGGGAGCCCCAGAGTTACAGATTTTACTATGTATCTCCATATTTCTGGATTTGCCCTGATGGCAGCTTCTTCGATCATAGCGCAATCTCTTTTATAGATATCGTTATCTATAGCCTGGTTTTCCACCTGGCTTCCAACACTATGTCCCTTAGGCTGTCCGTCATACTGCGTCGCTGAAAGCCCATATTTTATCTTTGATTTTTTCTCGTCATATTGAAGGCAGAATGCCTTTAATTCTTTATACCGATTCTTTGAGATCCCATAATCCTCCCAGGTCATGTCTCGCAGTCTCTTTTTCAAAGGGATCACCTCCTGTATTCTCTTCCCGTCTCTTTATCCCGTAAGCCTATAATCTCCAGGCCGGAGACTCCTGCTGCCGCATTGAGCATTTTGTAGATGCTCCGGATATGTTTTGGCATCCTGCTGGCATTATGTACGGCTCTTTCTGCTGTTGGATCTGGGTATCCTTCTTTGTTCATAGCTTTTACCTCACAACTTCTGCAAACTTGTCTTCCTTCTGGGATTATGGATCCGCAGAAGACACACCTGTTTTCCACTTATGTCACCTTCTTCCAAATATCTCCTCGCCTATTCTCTGGTACTCCTTGGATATATTCTCAAAGGCCTCTTCCCATTCTTTTCCATGCCCGGCTCCCTCTCCTGCTGCCACATGTGCCAGCTCATGAGCAAACACTTCTGCAGCGTCTTTTATGGCCAGTTCTGCACTTATTGCAACTATAGGAGTCTCATCTGCATAAAAAATTGTGATCCCATATGCTTTTTCTCCCTGATCATCTGTGATATCCGGCTCAATGCAAGCTCTGTATTCTTTTTCTGGATATAGTGTTTTAAACGCTTTGTTAATCAGTTCAAAAGGTGAGTTCTCAAAAATCATTCTTCATCCCCTCCCTCTTCATAAGTCTTTAATCGGTTGTTGACTACACTTTGGCATCCACATACAGGACAATCGTAGCAATCTCTTAAACAATCTGGTCCTATCATGTTCTGTTCAATTCCTGTATATCTGTTTTCTTTTTTTAATTCAATTTCGTTTCCGCATACTCTGCATTTTATCTTTTTGATTTCGCTCATATTACTTCGTTTCCTCCAAATGCCACTTTAATCATATAATGCCTGCCCGCAATTTGAACAATTATTTAATATGCACCCAAATGTCGAATCGTCATATTTTGTTTTCTGGATTTTCCCACATGAAGGACATTTGTAATGCGTATGGTCAGGGCAGGAATCCTCAATACATTTCTTCGGTATCTGCTTTTCCCTGGCTTCACGGCACTCTTCTACGGTTCCGATTTCCCGGTACTGCTGAATTTCTTCGAGAGCGGAGATTGCCTTGCTATATGCGCAGTTTTCTTCTCCATATAAGCATCCATCATGACAATTCTCTGAATAGCATGATTCTTTCTTAATTCTTTCAATCGCTTCATTTTCCGTCATAATCATCATCCCTTTCACTAAATGCTTGTTTGATCAATCTTTTCTAGTAAACCTGCCTATGATATGCTCTCTAAATCTGTTCTCTTCCTGCTGCCTGGGGCATTTCACGTCCCCAGGCGATACCAATGCTTTCAGTTCCCTGCAGTAATGGTCTCCAGTCTGCAGGTCTTCCCTGTGTGCATCACAGTCTATACAATTCATTCTTTTAGCTCCTCCTTAATTTCCTGATCTGTCAGTTCGAATATTTCATATTCGTGCCGAAAAACAGCTCCGGCGCCCGTAACCTCCAGGCACCGGATCCAGCGCTCCGCTTCTAGCTGGCGCCCATTAATAACAATCTTCCGGTGATGTAGGTATTTCCGGCCAGGAGTCAATTTTCTTTTATCCATTCCTGCTCCTTTACTTAATGGTCTCGTAGATATTCTTTTTCCTGTTGTATCTGATCGGGACTGGAGCTCCACAGCTCAGGCAAGGTATATCAAACATTTCCTCTTTTTTGTTTGTCATATATTTGTACCTTCCTCCACATTCACAATTCACATACATGGGAATCAGCGGTTCTGTAAACTCTTCATTGCAGCCGCAATTATCGCAATGGATACTGTGCATTCCTTTTTTAGAACACTGTCCTTTCTCTTCTCCGCATTCTGGGCAACGGATATACAGAAATCCCTTATATGTATGTTCTGTATTTTCTTCTTTCATCTGGTACTCTTTTGTTTTTGAATTTTCCTTTGTTTCAGGAATACCCCCCCCCCGCCAAATTTAGCAGTTCTGCTACCAATAGTCCGAAGAGCCGTTCGCTCTGCTCTTCATCTCCTTTTAAAGTAAATCGTTTGGTCTTTGTATTGATCGTCAGCATATCTATCTCTCCTTTTGTATGTATTTCAGGAATTCTACCAATTCAGTTTCGTTGCTTGGGAACTTATCATAGATTTCATGCCTGTTCCATTTTGGGACGCAGCCGCTTTTGTCTTTCGGCGGCTCTGGTCCTCCCACCAGGTGAAGGTAAGAAATAGTATGTTCTTCATACCAGTCAGTGGCCGGCCTAGTGTATTCTTCTGCAATCAGCCGGGCGCCGTTGTCAAAATCGTATTTGTAATACCTGGCGCCAATATTCTTATCTTCGTACCAAAGCCCCCATGCCTGGTGATTCCTTAGCCATTCTTTTCGCTGATCATTGTTTTTAAAAAGCGGAAGTTCTGGCTGGATAGCTTCCGGGATATCCTCTTGATCAAGATCAGCAATCATTCCGGCATAGGCGCCGATCATCAGTTTCTGCTTACGGACACGGATATCTTTTTCCGTATAAGCTTCATTCATGATCTTTAATAGTCTCTTCGCCTCTTCCAGAAGATTCCGGAGAAGTTCCATGTCTGTTTCATCGGACAGTTCCTCATATCGTTCTTCCGGATCGGCAGGATTAATGGTTTCTACAGTTTTCTCGCAGATTTCCGGAGGATTCATAAATAGTTCCTGATCGGATTCCTCCTGTTGCGCCATCGCAACGATTTCCTGCTGCTCTCTGCTGTCTGAGGCAATATGTTCTTTCGGAAGGATCTCCGGGTAATCCTGTATTTCCATCTGTCCCTGTATCTGCTCTTTAGGCTCCTGCTGCACTGGCACAATACTTTCTTTCTGGTTTTCCTGAGCCTTTTCCATGGCAACTATATTCCACATAGACTGGATTGCTGCTGCCAAATAGAACCAATCGAAATCCCCAATGCAACTATTTTCTTCGTCCCATACCTGGATGCAATCATCAAAAAGATTTATATGGCCGGTTCCTTTATCGGTTGAAAAGTAATAACACCGGCTTTTTCCTGCAAGTTTTTTCCTGATCTCTTTCGGGCTTTCATCTACCTGCATAACACGGTTCATAAAATCCTGGAGGAACCAAAAATGCCAGGAAGAAATTAAGCGTTTTGCAGCATCGTTCAGATACTTTCTTTCTGTTTCATCAGGCTTCTTCAGTTCTATTTTAGGGGCCTCCGGCTTCCTGATCTCCCGGATCTCCTTGGCAGTCATGTCCGGCCTGGCCTGCTCCATCTGTTCATCTGTCAGATACAGCATTTCCTGGAGCTGGCTTTTTCCGAAATCCCGGTATTCTTCTTTCAGGTAAGGGCTGTTTCCGTCCTGGCTGAACTTATCGTTCATGGCCATCCACCTGCTGCAGGTAGACTTGCTTATACCATAGGTATCCTGAGCAAACTCCCAGATATCCTTGAATCCGTCCTGTCGGTACATCTCATTGTCACGGATCATTTTCAGATAATACCCGATAGTAATGAATTTTCTGGACATGCTTTCCAGGTCCCGGCGTATGATATTTTTGGCATTGTCGTAGTTTGTGATCTCGTTATCCATGTTCTTCTCCTATCTTTTTTCTTTCCGAAAAATCATATCTTTCCATCTGTTCCAGTATAAAAGCATCTCTTGTCTCTTCTATCGGTATGCATGGCATTGCTTTTAGCGTACATACTTCATTTTGCCAAAATATTTCTGTAGTTCCCTTAATGTGGTCATATCTCCCTAATGGTCCTACTGGAATTTCTTCGCCCTCTTCTCGGCTTTTGAGGTCTACCATGTCTGCGATAAATCGGTCTACCATCAAACACCGGAAATTATTCTTATCCTGCAAGGCTATGTAATCTTTTCTTAAATCATTCATGATGATCCCTGTTTTTTTGTATTCAATTTTGAGTTTTCTAACATCTGGCCGATACATTTCCGGATCATATAGTTCCGTCATTTCATATTGGTTTTCCTGATCCTTCCATGCTCTATAAGCTGTTCCCTCTGACGGCAGCCCTCCAGTCAGTTCTATGATAGCCGCCTTGGCCTTGTTGGTTATTCCCCATCTGGCCATCCATATAGACCAATAGCTTCCCATCAGATAGATCCCGTCTCCATCATTCCCAACGATCAGTCCGCTTCCTTTCCATGCAGACTTGATCAGTCCTTTAAACATACCTATTTTTAAAAACATTCTTCCACCTCATTTCTTCCAACCGGCATACTTTTTAATCCAATTTGTGGTTTCTTTCCACTCCAAGGCAAACTCTTCTTTGAAGGTAGATACATACTCTCTTTTTCTCCGCTGTTCGTCTTCCTTCTTTGCCTGCTCCTGGAGCGCCTTTTTATACTTCTCCGGGTCTTTCCGTATGGATCTGATTGTATATATGCTGTAACCTGAATACTCTATCAACTCCTGATTTGTCATTCCCATGGTAATCCCGTATAGAGCTCTTCTGGTCTTTGCAGTATCTACTTTCATTCCCATTTATTTCCGCCTCCCTTGGAATACCCCTGCTGCCCGGCAGTTTCCAGGAAGGCAGGGTCTGCGGTGTCCGGTAATTCCAATATAATTACAGGCCATTCCATTATTCTGGCTTTCTCCTTTGCTGGAGTATCTGCAGTACCGGCAGTCCATAAGTTTTATTTTCAAAACTTCCTTATCTGTCTTTTCCTTCCAGCCTTTCCACTGCAGACAGCCTTCGCACTTCTGTTTATCCAGCACCAGCTCTCCCTTTCTTTTGTGGGAGCCTGGGCATTTATGGGTGAGCAGAGACCTGTCTGGTTCGTGTTTTAGGACATTCAGGCAGGTCTCCCATTTTTCTGGTTTCTCCAT